ACTATGGCTATGCGCCTAGCATCTATGATTTCAGGTAAGAATCAAGGTGATGTTGAACAATTATTGAATACTGATTTGGGTTGGACTCGTGCAGTACTAGCTAAGGGTAGCCACATTGTATGGTCATTCGAATCAGCGCCATCTCTACAGGATATTGACGAAGAAGTGCAAGCCTTCGAAGAACTATGGGGATGCCCACCACAACTGATTGTGGTAGATAACTTGATGGATGTTGCCACCGATGGTGGCGAAGAGTTCGCTTCAATGCGAGCTATCATGAAGGAGCTAAAGTATCTTGCTCGCGCTACGAATGCTGCAGTGTTGGTTCTACATCACACTAGCGAAGCTGTTAGTGGCACCCCTTGTCAACCGCGTAGTGCCATACAGGGTAAGGTTGCACAGCTACCTGCACTTATATGCACACTCGGTGTTGTTGGAACAAGCATGGGAGTCGCACCTGTTAAGAATAGATATGGCAGAGCAGATGCTGGGGGCGGATTGATGACATGGATTGCGTTTAACCCTGAGTATATGTTCGTTGACGACATACCGGAGAATGTATAATGGGTGAACAAGAATTGCGTGAACAGATAGCGCAAGAGATTGAAGACTACCTCAAAAACAATATAGATATTCAACCTTGGGTTGACGTAAGAAACTTTAGGTTCTGCGCTAGGATTGTCAGAGGAGAATTGAAAAATGGATGATGACTATCTTGAAATTCATGCAAAAGAAATGGCACAGTCTGAATACCTCAGACATGTTGCCAAGTGCATACAGAAGATTAATGATGCCAAACCGCCAGCTAAGGACGCTTATACGCAAGGCGTACAAGACGGACTCGACTGGGCAATACGAATACTAGAGAAAGATAAGAGCGCATACTAATGGCTAACCCTAATGGTCGCAAAGGTGCACAGTATGAGACTGATGTGATGCGATGGTTTCGTGAACACGAAGCAGTAGCAGAGCGTCTTACTAAAGCTGGCGCCAAAGATGAGGGTGATTTGTATGTATTCTTGCAAGGCAAGACATACATTATGGAGTTGAAGAATAGAAAGAAACTTGACTTGCCTGCCTTTTGGGACGAAGCGCAGGTTGAGGCAAAGAACTATGCGAAGGCTAGGGGATTGGCGACCATACCTCCAGCCTTCGTCATAGTGAAGCGACGCAATCACGGCATAGAAAAGTCCTGGGTCGTACAAGATTTAGAGCAATGGATGAGAGAGAGATATGAATGACTTACCAAGTATTAGAGATGTGCTTGTCCACTACGGTGCGAAGTTTGGACGAACACACGGGCAAGTCAATCTCCGATGTCCATTCCACGGTGATACGCACCAATCAGGTACCGCAAACTTGGACAGCAATATCTTCATCTGCTTTGCATGCGGAGTTCAAGGAAATAGTTTGCAAATCATTGCTCAGCAAGAAGGGATTACAGTAAGAGATGCAAAAGAATTCGCAGAAAGAATTGTTGGAGAAGGCTACAGCAAGGTACCAGGAAAACATTTATCAGGCAGAAGCTTACCTAAAAAGCAGGGGTATTCCAATAGAAACAGCACGGCTGGCGCGATTAGGCGTAGTCGTCGAGGCTGAGGTGGGACATGAGATATATACTGGCAGACTTAGCATACCGTATGTTACTAAAACCGGTGTTGTTGACTTACGATTCCGCAGTCTCAATCCTGCGGTGGAGCCGAAGTACATGGGCCTTACTGGGGCGGACACAAAGATGTATAATGTCCTTGACATTGAGCGTGCTGGTGATTTCATTGGCATTTGTGAGGGTGAGTTGGATACCCTTACTCTCAGTTCTTGTGTCGGCATTCCTTGTGTTGGTGTACCGGGTGCTAATAGTTGGAAGAAACATTACACGAGACTCCTTGCCGATTTTGAAAGAGTCTTTGTCTTTGCAGACGGAGACCAACCAGGAAAAGAATTCGCTAATAGTCTTGCCCGAGAACTCCCTGTTACTGTCGTCCAATTCCCCGACGGAGAAGACGCTAACTCATTTTATACGAGCAACGGGGCGAATGCAATACTCCAGAAAGCGGGACTACTAAATGTTTGACTTCAAGAAGAACGAACTACCTAGTTGTCCTGAGTGTGGGTATAAGTTCAACAATGCTTTCGAAGCTGTTGACCATATGCTTGAGGACGATGAGCAGTTCGACCCTGCATTGATACTCCCGGGTGGGTACAAGTTGATGATTGGTTCTCTACTTCGTGCACTCTTTGATAACAGAGATGATGAAGAATATATATCAGAGATACTACAGTCAGCGTATATAACTTTATTCACAGCAGAAACTAACCCTGAGATTATTGGTGAGACTGTTGAGGATATCATAGTAGAAAGTGTGATGGAAGATTTTGATGGGGAAGTCAGAAAACTATTCAAGGCTGGAGAGTGAGGAAGTATGGCAGATTATAGAACACCTAGTTGGGATGGGTTATCACGTTACGCAGACCAAGTCCGAAGAGGATACCCTGACAGTAACACTAAGCGTACCTCTGTTGACAAGGAAGCACGCATATCGTATCCCACCCAGTTCGAAGACGATGTAAGGATTGTATATGATGAGCTCATGTCTGTCCTGCTAAAGAAGCACAAGGATTATGGGCCCAAGAATATTGCTGATGCGCCGGGCGGTGCGCTCAATGGATTGCGTGTGCGTATCCATGACAAGGTTGCTCGTATCAATAACTTAGTTGATAGACATAGCGACCCTATGTATGAATCAATTGAGGATTCTTTCAAGGACTTAGCTAACTACGCCATCATTGCACTACTAGTGCTGAGAGATAAGTGGGATAAGTAAATGGCAAAGAACTCCTCGTTCGATATAGACTTTGGCTATGGTCGCAAGGGTGAACAACTTGTTGAAGAGTTGCTTACTGGTGGGCGTACTGTAGAAGTAAAGCGCGACAGGAAGTGGTGGATTACCAACAACATCTACATTGAAACTGAGTGTTGGTATATGAAGTCAGGTTCATGGGAACCATCAGGTTTATCTGTGACTGAGGCTGCGTATTGGGCATTCGTCCTTGAGCAGTCAACCTTCATAGTCCCGACCCATATCCTTAAGAAAACTGTCGAGCAATTAGGCAGGGAAATCTCATGCGAGATACCACCTAATAAGTCTAAGGGTTATCTAATTACTGTAGAAGATTTGTTAACTGGAACGAGAAAGTGGAAGAACGACAAGCCATGAACTGGAATAGAATCGAACGCTGGGAATATGTGGTTGAGGCTGTAGCCTCTGAGTACCACAAGAAGTTTCCTATCTGTGAGTATGAGGATATCAAGCAAGCCTTGTACAAGTGGTTCATTGAGCACCCCAATAAGTTAGATACTTGGGAAGCAATCGGTGAGAAGGATGCTAAGAATCTTATCTATCGTAGCTTGCGTAATGAGGCGTTGGATTATTGTCAGAAGTGGAAGGCCAAGACTGTTGGCTATGATGTGAGTGATTTATATTATTATGAACCGGGATTAGTTGAGGTGCTGTTACCTACTGTGTTGATGGGTAACTTTCATATCGCACCGAAGTTGAATCTAAATAGTGGTGGTGGCAGACCATCTGCCCCTGCCGAAGGCGGTAACATTCAGGTATTGTTACTTGAAGTTGACTCAGCATATTGGAAGCTATCTAAAGAAGATAGAAAGATTATATTCTTCCGACATGCCGAGTCATTAGACTTCAAGGAGATAGCCAACTATCTATCTCTTGGCTCAGAGGACGCAGCGAGAATGCGCCATAAGCGTGCTATACAACGACTTGTAAACAAGTTGGGTGGGCGCAAGCCATATCAAGACGAAGACTTTGAGAAGTCAACGCCTGAGGGAGAACAGAACAATGAAGGTGAGGACAGCGACAGTCAGCACGATAGCTGACTTGACATCTGCCCCACCTATAAACGACAGCAAGAATACTAGTGCTAGTAGCCTAAGTAATCTTACCAAGATTCACTCTCATCGAAGCCAATGGCATCTCCATTGCTCATGAGTGCGTCAATGTAATCATCTTCACTAGCAAAATCAGGATACCATTCTAGGATTTGGACTCCATTAGATATGTCTAAGTCTGCTGCGTTGAATGACTCTGCTTTATCCTGATTAGTGTATGCTTGGAAATCTAATCTCAATAGAGATAGATTGAATTGGAATACACCTTCAGTTGTTACTGCTATGAACAAGGAACTATAGTCATCTCCCGGCACGCCTGAAGCTGCAGTAGCAACCATGTCATTTTCCATTTCAGTAATTACAATTTCTCCAACAGGAAATACTTTTACCATGCCAAAGAACTTTTCTTTATGGCTGCGAATGAAAGTATAACCTTCCAATATATTTGCATTTATGATATCTAGGTCCTCACATAAGTGAGCCTTGATTAGATTGCTGACTTCCTCAGCATTTAGTTCGTG